GCACTACCAACAGCAGACGGTTCAGCAGGACAGGCTCTTGTCACAGACGGAGCAGGTACATTAAGTTTTGACACTGTTGCTACCACTGTGTCAGATGACACTTTGGCTATTGTTAGAAACAATAAAAATTTAAATGCATCAGCTAGAACAATTGACAGCTTCAACACAACATTCAATGACTCAGCATGGTACATGATGGTACACAATGATCTAGTAAATGAAGTTGTTAGTACACAGTGTTTTGCTGTTTCAACAAACGCATCAGCTGGAGTCATAGGAGCAAATAGAGGAATTGAATCAGGAGGTGGATCCAATGTTCCAACCATGACAGCAGATGTATCAAACACAATGGTTAGAGTGAGAGCGGCAGGCAGTTCAGCAGACTGTAAAACAAGTTTTTATAAGATACCTTTATCTTCTGCCAACACAGCAGACGCCACAAGAGGTAACACGATCACAACAAGCAACACAGATGTAGATTCGGCTTCAGAAAGCATTGACACTTTTGCACACGCTACATTTAGAGGAGCAAAATATTTTATTTCAATTGACAACGACAGCAAAACTGAAGTTGACACCATTGAAGCTTTGGTTGTACATGACGGATCAGATGCTTACATTACCGCTTATGGTGGAAGTAAAACAGGAAGTAATGAGCTAGTCACTTTGACAGCGGCGATATCAGGAGACAATGTTGTTGTGTCAGCGGCAGGTTTAGAAACAAATTTAAATTTAACTATACACAAAATACTAATCAAAGATAACATGACAGCAGAAAGCAATGCAAATCAAAAAGCATTTGCGGCTGTGACAGTAAGTTCAACAGCAACACCAGTAGATATTTTTGATCTAGACGACGCCAATGGTGCTGTTTATTATATTGTAAGTAAAAATGCATCAGAAAGTTCATTTGCAATAAGTGAAGTTTTTGCCGCGGCGTCACCTGGTTTGGCGGCAGTAGCAGATGGTCCACAAGTGTCAACAAAAGGCACACCATTAATAGAATTCACAGCAGGATTTGACACTGCTACAGAAAACAGCTTTGAACTTTTTGCAAGTTCAACAGCAGGCGGTAGCACTACTGTCACTGGATATCGAATTTCAGCATTGGCTGGCTAAATACAATCGTAAAACACTGTTTTACATACTAATAACAATCATGCGGGAGATATGGAACCATGACAACACGTAACTTTAGAGTTAATAATGGATTAGAAGTAGGAGATATAGTAATATCTGCTAACGCTAACACCATTACAGGGGGAGCAACGGCGGCACCAAATGCTGACGGACANCTCTCAAACAAGAAATATGTTGATGACCAAATAGCGGCAGTTTCCACAACAGCAATAACTTCTGGTACAACTAACATAACAGTATCAGGTACAGCGGCAGTAGCCACTATCGGTGGTGCCACTGAGTTAACTATCACTGGCGACGGTGTTAGAGTACACGGAAACTTAACGGTAGACGGAACAGAAACAATCTTGAACACAACAACACTATCAGTAGAAGACAACATTATTGAAGTGAACAGAAACGTTTCAACTAATGCGGCAACGCCAAACGTAAGTGGTATCCAAGTCAACAGAGGTGCAGGTTCAACAGCAACTGACAAAGCACTTTTATGGGCCTGGGACGAAACATTTGCAGATGACGGAACAACAATTCACGGTAATGCAGGTGGAGCCTTTACTGCTTTCAAAAGAGAAAGATCAGGTACACAAACACCAGTCACAGCAGATCTTGTAGACATAAGAGCAAACGTAGTACACGCTTTATCAACATCAGCCCAATACGCGGACGTTGCGGAGCGATTTGCGGCAGATGCTCCTATGGCCGAAGGCGCTGTGGTAATGTTAGGTGGTGCATACGAAATTACAGAAACTGATGCAGATATGACTGACACAGTGTTTGGTGTAATTTCAACAATGCCAGCCTATGCGATGAACACAGCCGCTGGTAACAGTGAATCACATCCTTTTGTGGCTATGACAGGTAGAACTCCAGTGAGAGTAACAGGTCAAGTTAGCAAAGGACAAAGATTGGTATCATCAAATGTGAAAGGAACTGCGAGAGCAGTATCTAACACAGACTCAATTAACCCATTTCATGTAATTGGTAGAGCACTTGAAGACAAGACTACCGATGGAATTGAATTGGTAAATTGTGCGGTGAGAACAAACAACTAATAAGTATCTACACTTCCTAAGTAGTATAAAGGGCGGCATTTATTGTCGCCCTTTTTTTTTATAAATATATACGTATGTTTAAAGTAGGAAAAAATATCACAATTAATGCAGACACTTTTCTTGAATTCAAAGGCCATAATGACGCCGGCGAAGAGATACGTGTAGCGTCGATCAAAGGTTCAATCAAAGACAATCGTAAAGGCCAAGACCAGGCCATAATCCAAATAATCGGCAGGAAAGATGGACAGCACAAACCTTTATTGACCATTGCCAACAATGCGATCTACGCACACCGTGATGTTCCATTTGTGTGGCAAACAGAAGATGGTAAAAAGACTTTTGTGTCAGGTACGTCAACTACTAGAAGAAACATAAACCTACCAGACGACAACGGCACACTGATGATCAACAACAACGGCAAAGTGATGGCAACTGACTTGCCAACTAGTGATCCTAGTAATGCTGGTCAACTTTGGAACGATAACGGTACTGTAAAAATTAGTGCTGGATAATTAGGTTATTAAATCAAGAATAGTTTGTAATTTACCCTTAATAGATTTATTATTGAGAGTGTTTTTTAATCCTGCATGTAGATTTTTTGGCCAGCATTCAAAAGCAGTCCAGCAATATCCACTGTGTTCACCATTAAGTTTAGGAATAAATTCTGATTCTATAGCAATAACGTATGTGTTGAAATAAAATTTTTGATCGTTTGATGTAAAAAGTTCTAAAGGGATAACTTTTTTAAATTTAGCAGTCGCACCTACCTCCTCTATGATTTCTCTTTTTAATCCGTCAAAAGCACTTTCGGTATATCTTGCTCTACCTCCAACAAGTCCCCAACTGCCCTTTGTTTTAGGATCAGTTCTTTGTAAAAATAAAAATCTTTTTGTACCAGTGGCGTAGAATAGGGCACCAGAGCAAACTATATTTTTGTCCATTTGTATTAATTATTTTTGTAATTACTCTCAGCGCCAGAACCTGATTGTCCTGTGTCTTCGTCTGCGTTGTATTGTGTTGATCCACCTGGTAATACCATTGTCCACTTGCCAGCAATATAGATACCTTCATAACTTTTTACCCAACTAGTGCCATTGAATCTGTATTGTATACCTGTGTTGCTGTTAGTAACATAGTGTTGTGTAGAATCTGGATTACTAGCATCAAACACTACGCCCCACTTACCTGTGGTACTGTTGTATTGAATAATATCGTTTACACTTGCTCTCAAATTACCCCATGCACTTGCATCAAAAGTGTTAGTAGAATCTCCTATGTCTCCTGTTACAAGATATCTATCACCATTGTTTGGACTTTCTGGATTAAAGGTTAAAGGATTTATAACTTTTAAAACATTTGTAAGAGTGTTTGCTGGTATAGTGTCAGTGTCTATGTTAAACAGCAAGATTGTTTCATCTAAAGGTGTGGTAGAAATAGTGCCAACAATTTCATTTCCGTTGTTCTGCGTTAATTTTATTTGACTAACACCGTTTGTTAATTTTCCATATTGATTCAACAAAACATTCCAATTCACTGGTGGGCCAAACGGTTCTAAAGGATCAAAATTACTTGGTTCTTTGGCTCCTGTGTAAAATCCATCTCCGCCACTTTTTACAGTAGTGCCAGTTGATCCAACCAATCTTAGTTGGTTTCCTGTTAAAAGCAAATTAAAATTGTTTGGTGTGATGTAACTTCTTGATATAAGATCTCCGTCTATTAGTCCTTTGGCAATACCACCATCGTCATCATAAATGCTCATTATAATTTTTTGCACAACACCCAATTTTGATATTTTTACAGGTGGACTTAACCATATTGGCATACTAAATTTAATACTTGCTACATCTATTTCAGTGTCAGCACCTACTGGAATTGTTCTTGAACTAAATGAAATATCTGTTAGTTCTACATAACTTAAACTGGTCCAGTCTATGTAATTGTCTGACTTTTGAATTTCAAAATCTGGATTGAAAAGATATAATATTTGTTCTAAAATTTGTAATTTTTGATCTGTATTTGTTGTAAAAATATCACACGCCACGTTCAATCTAAAAGGAGATGGCATAACTTTTTCAACTGTGTATCCAGCACCTAGTTTGTCTGTGTATGCGCCGGTGGCCTCATCGAACTGTCTTTCTTTTAAATGTTGTTTTTCTATATGATAAGGATTTTGCATCCTTTCTCTGTCGTAATCTAAACTAGTAACATAAGCACTCATTCTTGGTGCATACTGTAAAGCATTCTCCGAATTATTTCTAATTATGTTAGCAACTTGCCTAGTAATATCTCCGTACATAACAGGAATTGCACGTAGTTTTATATTATTAGAAGCATCTTTGCCAGTTTCTACAGAAAAATTACTTAAAATTCTAATAAATTGTGTAAGAAATTTTCTAATCTGTCCTTCGTAAAAATGTAACATTAATTGTCAGCCTTTGGTTTTAATGCATCTGTCAATGCTTGTCTTTGTTCAACTGTCAAACCGTTTATTGTTGTTGTACCAGATTGATTAACAAATTTTGTTTTGTAATTAGCACGTGAGTCATTGTTGGTTTTAGTTATTCTTACACTGTCTTCAATTTTGACCCATCTAAGACCATCGTATCTAAACAACCTATTAGGTAGGAAATCTGTTCTCAAGAAATAGTCACCTTTATCAGTACCACTAGTAGGAAAACTTATGCCAAAACCTGCCGGATGACCGTTAGGTGCAAC